ACATAAATCCTATGTATCCCTTCCCAGGAGATATTTTAATAGAAGGTAGACAAGGACAGTCTATTAGATTAAGTGGAAATATGTCACTTGAAAATAAATTAGTGGATGAGAGTAATAACTCTAAACCTACTATCTTAATAAGTAATGGACAGCTAAAAACTGATAATGGAATAGATCATATTGTTGAAGATATAGATAAAGATCCAAACTCACTATACTTTTTATCAGACCATAGAATCAATATAACCTCAGCAAATACTAAAAGAGATTCTTATAACACAAAACCTACAGCCCCTAATCAATATAAAGGGAATCAAGTTATATTAAATGGAGGGAGATTATACTTTAATGCAAAAGAAGAAAGTATTTTATTATCTGCAAAAGAATCTGTAGGATTAAATGCAAAGACCTTAAACTTAGATGCTACAGATTATTTCTGTGTTGATGCAAAAAAAATATACTTAGGAAAAAAAGCAAGAACGTCTACAGGAGGTACACAGCAACCTGCAGTATTGGGTAAACAATTAGAAAATTGGCTAGGAGCATTATTAGATACATTAGATAGCGTAGCAACATCTATGACTACTGCAACATCAGTATTAGGAGGGCCAGTGCCATCACTTAATGCAGCAGGACCGAGTTTAAAAGCAACAATTCAATCTCTAAAAACACAGTATAAGTTATTTCAATCTAAAAAAGTATTTACTGAATAATGGCACTACTTCCTCAAATATCAGGCATAGTTGCAAGACAGGTAGGATCCGTTCAAGGGAAAGTGACTGCACAAGTACAATCAAGAGTATTTGGTATGGTTTCTAAATTTTAAGTCAATGCCCTACATCAACTGAGTTGCAAAAAATAATAAAAGAAAGAAACAATTTAATTAGTGTTATAGATTCTTTTGAAAGTAGAATTACTGTATTTAAAGGAATAGTTGCACCTTTTGATGGAATAATAGTATCTCTACGAGCAGCAATAACTGTAATTAAGAGTTTACCTATACCTACAGCAATTATACCTCCCCTATCTGGAGGAGTAGGAATACCTATAAATATTATTATAAAATATAGTGACACATTAGAGAAGTTTACTAAGTTAGTCGATGCATTAGAAGGTGATAAAGCAGGAGTAGAAGGGGTAGTAAATAACGCATCAAGTACTCTAGCAAATTTAAAAAGCAGATTACAGTCGTTAGATGCATTAATTCAAGAATGCAGTAAACAATCACCAGACTTATCTAAAATAGTAAGTGAAGCACAGCCAAAAGAAAATACAGGATCTGAAGGAACTCCAAAAGATGCACAAGGAAATATCGACCCTAACTATATACATACAAACCCAACCACAGGAAAAACCTACACACTAGCTATCCAACAGGATGCAGATTCTTCTAAAATAGCACCTAAAAGGTACGCTACAGCAATAGATAATAGAGGAATAGTAGTTTTAAAAGGACCTTCATCCTTTAGTTCTTCAACACAGGTATTGTTAGATGAGATAAAATTTAAAATAGATAATCAATTAATATAACATAACTATTTATTAATATGAAGTTAGATTTGTTAAAAAAATTAATTAAGGAAGCAGTAAAAGAAGCAGTTCGTGAGGAGTTAGAGATAATTCTTTCTGAAGATGTAAAACCTAAATCTACACCAGTAGGAGTAGGTGGACAAGGTACGCCTAGTACTGTAACGAAGTATGCAGAACATAAACCTGTAGTAGCAAGACCAATTCCAACTGGAAATCCTATTGCAGATCTAATGAATGAGACAAAGTATTCAATGACTCAAGGAGACTATCAAAGCATGATAAGTGCAACTTCTGACATGGTTCAAGCACCAGGATTAGGAATGAACCCAATAGAACAGTTCAAACCAGCTCCAGAACCGGGGTTAGATATTTCGCAATTTGATTTTATGATGAGAGCAGGAGATGTTTATAAAGCATCAGTAGAAAAAGATAAACAGAGATTTGGAGCGTAATGGCATTTAATGTACAGAAAATAAATCCACTAGATTTACAACCTAGGAAAGCAGTTGGAGTAAGTCTTCCTTTCTCCTCTACCTCTGTATTTAATTCTACATATTCAACTCAAGACGCTTTAAAATCAAACTTAGTTAATCACTTTCTTACTGAAAAAGGAGAAAGATATTTAAACCCTAATTTAGGAGCAGGACTAAGAAGATTACTTTTTGATCAGATAACAGAAGACAAAAAAGGTGAGATAGAAGCAGTAGTAAGGACAGAAATTTCAACTTGGTTTCCAAGTTTAAAGGTAAATGATATAAAAATTGCAAACTCTCCTGATACAAATACAGTAACAGTTTATATAAAATATAGCGTTACTCAGACAAATATACAAGACGAATTGTTAATTAATTTTGAACAATAATGGCTCAAGATAGAGATATAAAATATGTAAATAGAGACTTTGGAGATTTTAGAAGTCAGTTAATAGAGTACGCTAAGAACTACTTCCCAGATTCTTACAATGACTTTTCACCTTCATCACCAGGTATGATGTTTATCGAGATGGCTGCTTATGTAGGAGATGTTCTATCATTCTACCAAGATACACAGCTTCAAGAAACATATATACAGCATGCTAAAAATCCTGCTAATCTATACAACTTAGCTTATATGATGGGATATCGCCCTAAGATAACAACTCCTTCTGAAGTCGATATTGAAGTATCACAAATAGTAGGAGCAGCTGCAGGAGAACCTAATTGGAATCAAGCCTTATACATACCAGCAAATACGAAACTAAAATCAACAGTAGCAGATCAGGTAAATTTTTTTATAGATAAGCATATTGATTTTACTTTTTCTAGCTCGTATGATGACACAACCGTAACTGTAGAAACTTTATCCGGAGGTAATCCTAGTCAGTTTAGATTAACTAAAGTAGCTAGAGCAATATCTGGAGAAGTAAAGACTCTAACAGAGGTAGTTACTACTGTAGAGAAATTTAAAACAATTAGTATAGATGATACGAATATTATAGGTATACAGTCTATAGTAGATAGTAATGGAAATATTTGGTACGAAGTTCCGTTTTTAGGGCAAGATACAGTTTTTGTAGATAATACTAATAACGCCCCTGATAAACAAGTAGTACCATATAGCTTAACACTTCAAAGAGTTCCTAGAAGATTTGTAACAAGATTTTTAGCTAACGGCCAATTGCAGATTCAATTTGGAGCAGGTATTACAGGTCAAGATGATTCAATAATTACACCTGATCCAACAAATGTAGGTTTTGGCTCAAATCAAGGAGTTTCAAGAATTGATTATGCATTTGATCCATCTAACTTCTTATCAACAAAATCATACGGATTAGCACCTTCAAATACAACGCTAACAATTAAGTACCTAGTAGGAGGAGGGGTAGCAGCTAATGCTCCTGCAAATTCTATAAGCACATTAGTAGGATACGGAGGAACACCTACAGCAATAGATACCTCACAACTTAACACAGTATCGTTTAATAACGTACTTTCAGCAGCAGGAGGGAGAGATGGTGATACAGTAGATGAATTAAGAGAGAATTCTTTAAGAGCTTTTAATGAGCAAGGTAGAGCAGTAACACTTCAAGATTATACAGTTAGAGCTCTATCTATGGATTCTAAGTACGGATCAATTGCAAAAGTCTATATAACTCAAGATCAATTAACAAATCCAAATAGTGCTACAGATAGTATAGTAGACAGTAATCCACTGTCGTTATCCCTATTTACTTTAGCATACGATAATAATAAAAACTTAACATTAGCAACAGGTACATTAAAAAGCAACCTCAAAACATATCTTTCAGAATATATGGTATTGACAGATGCTATTAATATAAAAGACGCTTTTATAGTAAATATAGGTGTTAATTTTGACATAATAGTAAAACCGAACTTCTCAGGAAGAGACGTATTACTTGCTTGTACAAATAGACTAAAAGATCATTTTAATATTACGAAATGGAATATTAATCAACCTATTAACGTATCAACACTATACACTTTGTTAGATCAAGAGAAAGGTGTACAAACAGTTCAAAAAATAGAAATAGTAAATAACGTAGGAGGAGTATATTCACAATATGCATACGATATTATAGGAGCAACTAAGGATAACGTAGTGTACCCTTCCTATGACCCTTGTATATTTGAAGTAAAATACCCAGACATAGATATTAAAGGAAGAATAACAACACTATAAGATGGCAGTATACAGAATATTTCCCGAAAAAGATACATTCATATCATCAGAAGTTCCAACAGGTAATGCAGGAAAAGATGAGATAATTGAAATAGGAGGGTACTCCGACATCACAGGTACAGGAGAAACAAACCGAATACTTGTTCAATATAGAACCTCTGAAATCCAAGACGTAATTGCTAACAAAATAGGAGCAGTAGGGTATAGTGCAAGCTTAAATTTATACCTAGCAGATGCATACGAGATACCTGTTGACTACACTCTTTACGCATATCCAATTTATGGATCATGGGATAGTGGTGTAGGAAAGTTTGGCGATACTCCTATAAACACCACAGGAGTTTCTTGGCAATATAAATTAGCAGGACAAGCCGGTGCATGGACAACAACAGGATTTGCAGCAAATACAACAGGTTCTTATAAGTCAGGATCAACAGCAGGAGGAGGAAATTGGTACACAGGTTCGGCAGGTATAAATTTAGAATTTACTCAATCACATGGTTTAAATACTACAAACGATGTAAACATAAATGTAACTAGAGCCATTCAACTATTTAATAGCAATACCTTAGTTAACAGTGGGTTTATAGTAAAACTACCTAACGATTTAGAGTATAATACAACATCCTCTATTCGATTAAAATACTACAGTGCAGATACAAATACTATCTATCCACCGTTCTTAGAATTTAAATGGGACGATAGTACTTTTAATACAGGATCTCTATCAGTTCTTTCAAATAGTGTATCGATAATAAACCTGACAAATAACATAGGTAAGTATGCAGATAACGGAAAACAGAGATTTAGAGTTTCAGCAAGACCTAAATATCCAGTTAGATATTTCACTACCTCTTCAGCATATCTAACAAACTACGCTCTCCCTTCAGCATCATATTGGGGATTGAGAGATGAAAACACACAAGAAATGGTTGTAGATTTTGATACAACCTTTACAAAGATAAGTTGTGATTCGAACGGAGCATTCTTTGATGTGTATATGGATGGGTTGCAACCTGAGAGATATTATCGTATATTAGTTAAGACGACTTTAGATGGAAGCACTACAGTAGTAGATAACCAGAATATATTTAAAGTAGTAAGAAATGGGTAATGATATCAACATACAGAAAACTGTCTTTAGTTCTACAGAATTTAATAAAGTAATTGACAGTACGTTTAAAACTTTTACTCAACCGGTACCAGCTGAAGATACTGATACTCCGGAAGAGTTATTCAGATTATACGAGAAACTTTACTACGTAATAGACGTAATGGGAGAAACAAACTCACATGAATATCTAGTAAGAAAGAGTTCTGAATTGCTAAGTTTTGACAAAGTAACAGAAGATATACAACCGCTATTGGATGAGATAGCTCAATTAAGAAAGGAAAACCTTACATTAAATCAGCAAGTACTTGCATTAGAAACAAAGACAGTATAGATGGCAGACATAATCTACACAGCTTACCAGGACTCACCAGAGAATATAGAAGGCTTTGAACAATTCTCTCAAGAAGATAAAGCTCTAGTAAGTTCTTTTCAGATTAATAGTGTTTTTGATCCAGCTAAGCATTATTCTGAAATACACATACTATCCCTAGCAGATGAACTACTAGAAAGTAGTTATACTTACAGTTCGTATAAGTTACTAGGAAATGCACAATCTGCAGGACAGAGTGGAGTATCTGTAATAACTATAGATCCTATACAGGATAGTAAAGCTTATGGATACGAAAATGGAGGAGTAAAACTACTTTACCATTTCTTAGATGATCTATACTCAGAAGATAATAATAAAGTAGAGTTCTTTATACAAGAAATATCTGAAGATAGAACTGAGATAAGCCTAGCTACTTTAGCTCTTACACCAGAAGACCTTACATCAATAACTTCTAAGATAAAAAATAACCTACAAAGTCAATCTTATTTTACAGGATTTAGGTTAAATTTTAAAAATAATGACTTATTTATTGCAACAAATATTGACACTGTAGATACGAATGCAGGAAAAGTAGTTGTAGTTAAGTTATATGAACCGCTACCTATTACATACAGAGTAAAAAACACTTTAAATATAGTAGATGTAGTGTCTGATTCTGTAGCATATGAAGTAGCTGCAGAAATAGTAGTTCCACCGGCAGTTACACCGACCTTAAGATCTCCTAATTTTAATATCGATGTAATAGACCATAGTGTAATACCTACAGAATATTACAGTTATGATGACTTATTTAGCTATCCAGTTAATAATGCAAATAGTCAGATATTTTCTACAGTCAAAGAAAAGGGTATTGATATTAGTGTAGATTATACAACTTTTAGCGATTTTGTACATTTTTCATCTGCACAAGAAAGACTTTTAAATTTTAAATATAAAGTAGATTTAATAGATAACTATTCAAGTAGTATAGCTTCTATAGCTGCAGCAACTACAGGAGCGACAGGAGTATCAGGAAGTAGACTTTATTATGAAAATTTAATAACAGGAGTTGTAAATAATTTTGACCACTACGAAAGATTCCTTTACTATGAATCAGGAAGTAGTTCTTGGCCAAAAAGTAATACAACCAAACCTTACATAAATAAAGCAAGTACTAGTGTAGAAGCAATAACTTGGTATTCAGATCAAATTACAAATGCAATTGAATACGACTTAACAAATTATAATTCTTTAGCTTACAGTATCCCGACCTATTTAAGAGATGATGCGAATAACGAAAACTACCTAACCTTTGTATATATGGTTGGTCAGCATTTCGATAACCTATGGTTATACTCTAAAGCAGTAACAGATAAGTACGATGCTGATAATAGAATTGATCACGGTATTTCAAAAGATTTAGTAGCAGAAGCTTTAAGAAATTTTGGGGTAAAGTTATATACTTCTAATAAATCTACTGAAGATCTCTTTACGACTTTTATAGGACAATCTTACCAGTCAGGAAGTGAAGTAATTAACCACTACATAACAGGTTCTTTAACAGGATCAAATGCCTCTATACAGCCAACTTCCTATGATGATTATCAAAAAGAAGTTCAAAAGAGAATGTACCATAACCTACCTATCCTTTTAAAATCAAAAGGAACAGAGAGAGGTTTAAGAGCTTTAATAAACTGTTACGGTATACCAGGAGACATTTTAGACATAAAACTTTCAGGAGGAAGAAATGTAAATGAAAGACCATTTTATGGTGACTATCAATATTATACAAGTTCTTTAGATAAGATACGATTGGATAATACTGGTAGCATAGTAACAGGTAGTACCCTTTCAAACTATGTTTCTATTATAAAAAGAGATAGTAAATATACAGATGATTTACATTCTATAGAAGTAGGCTTTTCACCAACAGATAATATAGATAATTACATTATCTCTGCATCACAAGCTACAGCTTCTCTATCAAATTTTAACATAGATGATTACTTAGGAGATCCTACAAACTTAACATCAGGAAGTTATTCCGGACTACAGGCAGTATCAGAAACAATACTAGGATCTTTAAATCAGTACAATCTAGAAGATTTTGTAAGGTTGATAAAGTTTTTTGATAATACAATCTTTAAGACAGTAAAAGACTTTATACCTGCTAGAGCAACAGCAGATACAGGTGTAATTATAAAACCAAATCTTCTTAATAGGTCAAAAGCAAAATCAGTAACAGTTTCTGTTACACAACCGGAATATACCGGATCAATCGATACAGCTTTTATTACAGGATCAGACGGAGGAGTATTTACTACATCTACAGGCCATTCAGACCCTTCTTGGACAGAAGTACTACAAACACCTCAAGGACTAGCAAACAGCTATAAAAACCAAGGTACAGATCAACCACTATACACAGGAGAATTAGGAGGTGCAGAAATTGCAGTTAGTGATGGAGAGTTAAATGACATGAATCCATACAAGCATATAGATTACGATGAAGTAAATAGAAACGTAATCTTAATACAAGATTTCCCACCAACTGTATGCGCAATAAACTCTACATACCCTGCTGTAAATATTAGAACACCTCAATACGTAGATATACGAAGTGCTTTTAATATACCAGGAGACGGGTATGTTACATATTACTCTGGATCTACAAATATAACAACTACTGCAAGCCTTTTTCCAATGCTTACAAACTATACTACTTTTGCAATTACTGCATCAAAGACAAGTATAGGAGGGTGTACGGGTACAAAAGTTTATACAACAGGGTTTTGTTCGATAGCATTAACAACCTCAGGGTCAGTTACAGTCGTGCAGCAAAATACTCCATATAATCTTACAACATGGTTTACTTCTACATATAATAATGTAAACGCATTAACATATACTCTGTATAATACAACCACAAATACAACCACAAATATAACTAACTCAGGAAGTTATTTATTTACGGAAGATACAGGAAGTTATGTATATGTACAGGTAAATGATCCGGCAATAACAGGTGGATGTATACAACGAACACTTAATATACTAGTACAACCTCAAGTACAGATTTCAGTAGATACTTCAGGAAGTAACTATTTCTTTAATAGTGCAAGTCAAGGACCTTCTACAAGTACATTGTTAAACCGTACATATCCAGAATCAAGTAGATTATATTACTATTACGGAAAACCTTTTACAGGATCTTTATTTACAACACAATCAAACTTACCTAGTATTAGTGGACAGTATGAAGTATACGTAGCAGTTCCGGCAGATAACTTCTATCCATATATCAGTTCTTCAAGACTACCTTATACTATTAATAAGAATGTACTGACAATAACAGCTAACGATAGAGCAATTGCACAAGGAACTGGATCAGGATATGTTACAGGAGCGTTAAACAATACCTACACTGTAACTAACCTTCAAGGAAATGATACAACAAGTAGTGTAATCACAGGAACAGTAACATACACAACTAATTACACAACTGCATCTGCAAACGGACAGACAGGATTGTATATACGTCCAGTAGTGACGGGATTATCCGCAGTAAATTATACATTTGTAGGAGTTGATGGAATAGTATCTGTAGGAAATATAATATTCAATCCAAGTGATTACGACGCAACTGATTACCAAACAGGTTCTTTATAATAAAAATTAAATAAAAATGGCAGCACCTAAAACAAAAGCAGAAATACTAACACTGGTAAATGATTACTTAGCAGATGGTTCTCCCAATATTAGAAGTAGTGAACATAGGGAGATAGAGACAGCAATACTAGACCGTGTAGACGCTAGAATACTTTATGTAGGAGACTACATTAAAGGTAGTACGTATGGCTATTGGTCACAAGATATAACATTCCCAACACCGCTATATACATCTAACTACTTAGTACACTGCGTAGTAGTACAAGGAGGAAACTCTGCTTGGGGAATTTCAAATAAAACAGTTAACGGGTTTAAATTAAATGTTACTAATTTTACTACCTTAAGCTGCAGAATTTGGTATATGGTATTTAGTAAAGATATGTTATAACTTAAACGATAAAGTAGAATACAATGGCAACAAGAGCAGAAATGGATACTTTAATAGCTACTAATCTTAGCACAACAAGTAACCTTATTACAGCAACTGAACATCGAACAGTAGAGCATGCAATGCTTGACTATACTGCTGGAAGAATAATAGCAAATGGAGCAATATCTATTGGAGACGTGGATGCAAATCATCAATCCTACTGGACTATATCACTAGGAGTAGTACTAACAAACTCAAATTATATAGTAATAGGGTACCCTTATTCGTATGGGAATTGGAATGACGATAATGATGTAAATTGGTGCGTTACTGCTAAAACTAATACAAACTTTACAATATTCATGGGAGAATTTACTACTGATGATCAAGCTTTAAATTTTGAATGGATGGCTATATCAACTCCACAATCGCTTAGTACAAATTTATAGAAATAAGTTAAAATGTCAGATACACCAAGAAAAGATGCAATTTCTGCACAAATAGACACATTGTTAGCAAGTGGTAAAACACAGAAAATATCTGCATACGACCACAGAACAGTAGCAACATCTATCGTAAATTATATAGATAATAGAATACTTACCCAGGTTCTGCTACTCTTAGCGGTTGGGCAAATAGAGATGCCTACTGGTATATAACTTTTACAGCCCCGGTAGGTACTGCAAATTATACAGTTATAGGGTCTCCTACAGCTACAGTAGGTAATACTAATATGTCTAGAACTGTTACAGTAGTTAAAAGTAAAACTACTACTGGATTTATGCTACTAGGAATGACCCCATGGCCAACAGGCGGTATTACAGTAATATACGACTATATAATTATTGCCAATCTTGAGCAGCAATAATAGAATTAACTATTTATTTAAAATAATAGAAAAAAATAATGACTTTAGCAGAATTTAAATACCTAGCAACAGATCTTACCATAGGACTAAGTACCTTAGGAAGTTACGTGGCTACTACCTACTGGCCTTCAGGATATACCATACCGTCTTCAGGTGGTAGTGAAGTTATTATACTTTTTAATACTTATGCAGGAGGTGTAATAAAAGTAGATGCAATAGGTATTAAGATTTCAAACTATACTTTAGAAGATTTAGAACTAGTTACTTCTATAGATGTTCATATACCTAAAGCAGGAGGAATAGTAAACGTACCGGTCTCAGATTCAGATCTACCTTATAGGAGAGTTGAAAAAACTGTAAATGGTCCGTATTTTATTTACGCAATCACACCAGAAGATCAAAGACAAGTTATCATTCAACCAACAACAGGTTCTGCTGGATATGAAGAGTATACCTCTAACGTAGTATTAGAATATGCAAAAACATCTATAGTACGTAGTAATAGTAATTACGATATAGAATCACCAATTAGTAGAGCTAGAGAGTCACTATACACATACAAATGTGATAGAGTAAATCCAACACCTTCCTCTAAAACAAACCCAGTAAACCTGTCTAATATTTTAAATAATGCAGCACTACCTGCCGGTATACAAGATAGTAACTATACAAGTACTCCTTGGATAAACGCAAGATATGAAGGAAGCAAAATAGATACTAATACAAATAAAGGAACAGATCCATTACTACAGGGAGCATTTTTTCAAGGAGCATTTTTTACAAAAGATGTAACAGATGCTTACATTGAAAATTTAGTAGATAAAGGAACTATTGTTTACCAAGATTATTTTGCAGTAGGTAGATTAGCTACACCAGGTTACGTAGTAGAACCTTTAAATCTATCGATATCTACACGTACATCATATAGTAGCTCTGTAATAGAGACAGTTACTATAAATCTCCCAGCTTCAAATAAGGATATAGCAATAGGAGACCTATTACAAATAGGTAGTACAAATGGAGGAGGTTTTAATAATGAAATATTAAGAGTAACTAACCCTAATCCACCTGCTTTATATTCCCCTTATGAATTTTTAATAAGAAGCGATATATCAGGTGAAACCTCTAAAATAAACACCACAAGAAATTATACTAATACTTCTCGTGCTGATTATAATGCAGGAAACATAGTATATAGAATAGTACCAGTACAGATACTTCAACTAGACAAAGCAAAAACTATACCAGTTCAAGAGGGAAGAATAAAAATAAAAGGTGTTGACGGTATTTTAACTACTAGTATAGATGGGTACATAGTAAGTGGAAGTACTAGGGCATTTTTATAAAAACAATAAAATGATATATTTATTAATAAAAACAAAGTAAAATGGGATACTTAAGTAATACAGTAGTAACTGTAGATGCAATTTTAACAAAAAAAGGAAGAGAATTACTTGCAAGAGGAGATGGTTCTTTCAAAATAACACAATTTGCGTTAGCAGATGACGAAATAGACTATACATTATATAATCCAGCACACGTATCTGGATCAGCCTATTACGGTGAAGCTATTGAAGCTATGCCATTATTAGAAGCGTTTCCTGATGAGTCTCAAATTATGAAGTATAAACTTACAACTCTTCCTAGAGGTACTGCTAAGTTACCAGTTATAGATTTAGGTTATTCCGCAATAATACTAAAGCAAGGAGCATCGTTAGCGATAACACCTCAAACACTTAATTACTTAAGTAGTACAAATACTTTTGAAGCAGGTGGATATGTAGCAACAATAGCAGATGCTAGAGTTCTTAATACATTTAACGGAGTAGGAATTAATACAGCTGAAGCTACAGCTTTAAATTCTACAACTACATTAGGAACAAACGTTTCTAAAACAGTAATTGGTACTTCTATTAACTTAACTGCTACAACTATTAATACATTGTTTGGAACAAATACATCCTTACAAACAACAATTACAGTAGTAGGTAGAGATTCAGGAGCTAGATTAACAATTCCGGTAACAATTACAAAAGTAAATCAATAAGATATGTCATTTAAAAGATTCGACACAGAGGACATAGCGTTAAGCGCAGACTCAATAGTAGCACCAGCTTGGTCAAACCAGACAACTACCTTAACCTCAATGGCTCTCGGAACACAAGCAAACCTAGCCTCAGGGAAGTATTATTATAACGTATATACACCAGCTTCAACAGATGTACAATTTTCTACAGCATACGGAAATGTAAACGGAAGTGGTTCTGCACTACTTACTACAACTGAAGTAGGAAAATCTCCTTCATCAGTTATATACGGGCAGTATAGAACTTTAATTAACGGAGATGAAAATACAAATTTTAACTTCGGAGGACCGACACCAAACTCAATTCACATTATAACAGTTAATAGAGCTAGATTTAAAGAAAAATTACTTCCAGGAAGTTTTGAATTAACATTAATTAGTGGAAGTAAAACTCTTAAACTAATAGACAATAGTACAACTGTTAGCACTCTTTCATACTTAGATGCAGGAAGAGTTTACGATATAGTGAGCGGTACAATTGCAAACGGAGTATATACAGGTAACAGTACCTTTGTAGCTATTTCAGGATCTTACGGTAAATTCTTACCAGATGTAGGTGTTTTTATATTTAATACAAACACTCTTAAGGACAATACTTACGGAATCAACCTTCTTGTATCAGAAAGTTACAACGCAGAAGGTGGTAACAAAAAAGCATTCTCAGATGCAATTATATCTGGGTCAAATTTTAGTATAAGATCTGAAGAAACAATTACTTCAAACTACGTTTTTGTTAGGGTTAGAAATACAGAGTTTAACTACTCTACTAATCCATCAAATATTACAGGTTCAGGAGATTTAAGACATAGTGTAATGGTTAACACTCCTCAATCGTACATGACAACAGTAGGGTTATATAACGATAATAATGACTTGTTAGGAGTAGCAAAATTATCAAAACCATTAGTTAAAGATTTTACAAAAGAAGCATTAATACGTATTAAACTTGATTTTTAATGAATGGGTGCTTACAAAAAATTAAACAAACAAGATGCTTACATAACAACATATGTTGCTCATAAACAATGGACTATACCAAGAGTAAACTACACTACTTACGGTATAGAGCAAATAACTGCTAATAGCAATAGTTATATAAACAGTCTTCATCAACTATATTACCCCAGTAAGTCCCTTAGTAGTGGTAATGTAGTTTCACATTCTTTTGACTACTACCCGCAAACAACACTATTTAACCCAGAGTCTAGAGATTTCTACGGAGGAAACGTTGCAACTATTGTATCAATCCCAAGAGCATTATATGGAGATGCACTACAGCCAGGAAAAGTATCATTAAACTTTAAAGGATCTATAGATTTTGTAAAAACAACAGGTATTATTTTAGATGACGGAGAAGGTGGTTTGTATAGATCTGGCTCTACTCCTAGACTTTATGTAGGAGATGTAATCTACCCGCATGGACTAGCAGTAATAACAAGGGGAGATTATGCAAGTGTTGCTATTAATAATATTTCTTTTAAATCAAGTCAACCTATTTATACGTATAATTACCACTGTAAGGTAAGAGAGTCAGAATATAACTTTACATTTAATCCATCTGCATTAAGTGGATCTTTAAGAACGATCTACGATAACAATGGAAACATATACTCAACAACAGGGAGTGTAAGCGATGGAGTACTAAAAAGTAACGTAACAGGAAGCTCTTTTCAACCATATGTAACAACAGTAGGGTTGTATAATGATGCAAACGAACTGATTGCAGTAGGTAAAATGGGACAGCCAGTTCCAAAACCAGCAAACACAGAAATGACAATTATAGTTAAAATAGATATTTAAAAAATAAACCATGGCAATAACACTAAGGCTTGTAACAGGATCAACACTAACCTACAATCAAGTAGATACAAACTTTTCGTCACTATACTATTCTTCCTCTCAATCAGGAAGTAGCTTAGTTTTCCATACAACAGGAAGTAGTGTACAAGCAGCAACAGCTACACCATATAACTTAGGATTAGGTACTAACACAACTGCTACAGGAGTATACTCACACGCCGAAGGTAACTCTACAACCGCAACAGGTACTTACTCG